CCGAGCGGCTATGAGACGCCAGTACCCGTCCGGCGATTTCTGACCGCGTCATGCCGCGGGTAGACGCCCCGGAAGACTCCAGGCATAGCGCAGCCATCTCGTGCAGCGCTCGCCCACGGTATGGGTTGGTGCGATCGTCCTTGCCGTGGCCCATCCGATGCGCAAGAGCCGCGGAGATGCCGATGCGAAACTTTTCTTCCGACGATTCGCCCACGTCCACCCGCGGGGTAGCCGCCAGCGGCTGCGCCGACTTGCCCAGCTCTTCCAGGAGGCGCGCGGAAACCGTTTCCAGCGGGATGCTCGGATCGTCCAGCATTTGGTCCTGCAATGCTGCGACCGCCTCGTTGTTGACGAATGGACGGAATCGGGCCCGCACTTCGCGCGCGCGCTCGGCGATCTCGGATCGTGCCTTTTCGGCGGCGGCCGCCTCAATGCGTGCAATATCCGGCGGCGGGGTGGTGGCTGCGGGTGAATTGGCCGCGGCCTGAGACTCTTTGCTCATCGTGGATTTCCTCTCGGACATGGAAGAGACCGGCCGCGGGGCCGGCATGAAACGGTTATTGCGGTACTGCGCGGCAATCGCCAACTCGCCAGTGACTTCGTCGATGAAGCCCCCATCCTTCGCCTCTTCGGCGGTATAAAAATGGTCCTTGCCATCCTTCAACAGCGCCAACACCTGGTCGCGGGTCTGACCGGATCGCTGGTAGGCCGACGCCATGGCGTCCGCGTACTTGTCCAGAACATCCGCCATGTCGCGCATATCGGCCGCGTTGCCGGCGACGACGCCCCAGGGCGCGTGGATCATCAGCAGCGCATTGGCCGCCATCTGCCGTTGGTCTCCGGCCATCGCAATCAGGCTGGCAATGGACATAGCAACGCCTTCGACGGCGGTGGTGATGGTGGCATCCTTCCGGCGTAGCGCGTTGTAGATGGCCAGGCCGTCGGCCACAGAGCCGCCGTAGCTGTTGATCCGGACGGTGATCTCATCCGCGTCGACTGCGTCCAGTTCCGCGACGAACTTTTTCGCGGTGACGCTCTCGTCGCTCCACCAGCTCTCGCCGATATCGCCGAAGATGTAGATCTCGGCCGCTTCCGGTGTCTTACCGGCGCGGAGTTCGTACCAATGCGGTGACGTTTTCGCCATTTTGGGTGCTCATTTGTGGGGATGTTCCCTTCGGCTGCGTCACGCCCAGCGTGACACCCTTTTCGTCGGCCAAGCGACGCCAGCGCGCCTCCTGATCGAGCACGTCGGTCGGGTTCTGGCCGCGACGGCGCACGATCTCCGGACCCGAGGCATGACCATTTCGCTCCAGCGTCTCCCAGGCATCGGCCTCCTTGGCCGGATCGATCCATGGCATCTGGGGCGGCAGATAAGTGGCGTCGTTGATGCTTGCTTCCGCCACATCGCGCGGCACACGCAGCAGGCCGGCGCCGACAGCGACGTTGATGAATGCCTGGTACACGGGCTGGACAAACTGATGGGAGAATTCAGCCGACAGCACGGCATAGTTGCCCCAGCTCTCGACCAGCTCTTGCCGCTGAGCCGAGTACGTCCCGTTGTAGTCGCGGGCCAGTGAGGAGTAGCTCGTCCCGACACCCGCCGCGATGGCCCGGAGCTGGCCATTCCGGTAGGGTTCCAGCTGGGCATTCGGCCGTTTGGAGTCGATGAGGCCGATTTCTTCCCCGGGCAGCAGATCGTCGAAGATCATGCCGGGCCGAAATTTGAGATCGCGGGGTTCACCGGAGTGATCCGCGCTGTAGAAATCGGGCGCGCCCTTCTTGATGAAGGCCGCCATCGAGGCGGCGACCTTGGCCGCAATTCGCTCCGATTCCTCGTAGTCCTTGATGTCATCCAGGCGCAACAGGACCGACCCGAACACACTGACACCGCGCGCCTGCCGAATGCGGTCGACCATCTTGATGTGCAACACGTTGTCGGCGCTGACCCGCTTGATGTCCGATCCGGTCGGCAGCCGCATCATGTCGCCCGGGTGCTGCTTGTAGAGGTGATACGCGACTGTGCGGCCCCAGGCATTGCGTTCGACGCCGGCAGTGATTTCGGGCGTCTCGTTCCGGTTGAGATCAAACGCCAGATGATCCGCTTCGATCGCCTCGACGCTGAACGGCACGATGGTGCCGTGGTTGAGTGATGGAATCGCGCCCAGGATGAGCTGCGCCAACACCTCGCCGTCGCGAATCCATGATCGGCACAACATGCGTTGCAGCGACGGCCAATCGTGCGTCCAGGACACCTCGGGTGTTTGCGCCCAATCGCGCCAGAGATCCCGAATGGCGGTCGCGAATTCATCATGTATGTCGCCGGACGCGGTCCTTGGCTGTGGCTCGATCGTAATGCCATAAGGCCCGACCACGCTGGCCACCAGTACATTCAAGGCGCCCCGCGCCAGGTCGTGGTTCTGTTCCAGATGGCGGGCTTGCTCGCGTAGCGACTTCCCGGCGCGAACCGTCGCGGTATCGGCCGAGCCCATCTCGCGCCGCTGCTTCCGCTGCGTGGAGGGCTTAGCCGCCTCGTAATAGGCAAGCGCGCGGCGCGCCTGGACCCGGCGTAGTGCTGACTCCGGGGCGAAGTAGGCGACCATGCGGTCGACGAGGTTGGTGCGATCAGGCATCGGAGAAACTCGCGATGCGATGGCGGGGAGAATTTTGAGTTGAGCCGGACGATTGACCGTCGAGGAAAGCGCGGATGGCGTTCCGCGTTCGCAGCAGGTCGGCAGCGGTCTGGTAGGTAACGCGCCGTCCGTTGACATCGCAAGTCAGCACACCGCTCGCGATCGCGGCTTCCACGCTATCCAGGTCGGTCTGTG